ATGGTGAAGATGGTCTACCTTGGGTTCGTTTGTTCGACCACGGCTTTCAAGGACCAGGTGGCTGGTACATTGATAAGTGCCTAACCACACTCAATGAAAAATGTCCAGTTTGTGAACACAACAACACTCTATGGAATTCTGGTGTTGAAGCAAACAAAGATGTAGCACGTAAGCAAAAGCGCAGGCTTTCTTACTACGCAAACATTTATGTTGTTTCTGACCCATCTAATCCGGAGAATGAAGGCACTGTTCGCTTGTTCAAATTCGGTAAGAAAATCTTTGATAAGATTACTGAAGCAATGAATCCGGAATTTGCTGATGAGACTCCTCTGAATCCATTTGATTTCTGGGATGGCGCAAACTTCAAATTGAAGATTCGTAACGTTGAAGGCTATCGTAACTACGATAAGTCAGAGTTTGCTGATAAGTCTGCTCTGCTTGGTGGTGACGATGAGAAACTTGAAAAGATTTACTCTCAGCAATATTCTTTGAAGGATATGACTGACCGTAAACACTTCAAGCCTTATGAACAACTCAAAGGTCGCCTTGACAAAGTTCTTGGTTTTGATGGTATCGTACCACAGTCTCGCGCAGAAGATGTGGAGATTCCTGTAGCGAAAGCTAAAGGTACTCTTGCACCAACTTCTAGTGTTGATGACGATGACTTGGATTACTTCAAGTCACTCGCAGAACAAGACTGATTTAGACCCCGCTTCAAGCGGGGTTTTTTACGTCATCCCATAAACAAGTACATTGCTTCCGCATCTATTGCGCCAGCGAATGCTTGTGATTTTCCACCAGCTACTACAGTAGTGTTCTGAGGAGCAACCACGGTTGTTCCTTGGCTGGACGGCAACATAGCTAGTCTAGTATTATCGTTTAAATCTAAACTACCTTGAGATAGTTGTCTACCTCTGAGTAGAGATTCAACAGGTTGATTTAAAGATGGGTTAGTTTTTCTGCCACCAGGGGATAGTTTTAAGATATCTGCCGCTATGGCACCAGGATTATTTTTTTGCGCGTCTACTAATGCCTTCGCACCAGCAGGACCAACGTGCCAAGCCAGATTAATTAAATCGTCAGTTATGTTTGTGAAGCCTTGAGCGCGTAGGCCCGAAACCATGTTATTTAAAACTGCTTGGTATATTTTATCTTGATTTTCGGGACTGAAAATGTCCTTTTCAGAAAGTCCAGCAGACTTTAGAGCACCTCTTAAAGTTCCTGGTAAAAACCCATAACGACCCATAGCGCCAGCATTTTGGTCACCAGTCATTCTGGCGTCACTGATGGCTAAGGCTTCACCTATTGTTAATTGCGATAAAGTTTTTCCATACTTTGATGTTATTGATGGGTCACCACCAGGTCCACCAAAACCAAAAATTGCATCATAGCCTGCACGGCCACCTTCGCGGCGACCAATAATATCTCTTAAATTACCACCAGGAATTTGAGTTGGACCTTGGCCAGCAGGCGTTACAGGTCTATATCTGCTTCCAAAACCACCCATCGCGGCTTCTTCTTCTGCAACATATTTTGAAAATGCACTCATATCTGGAGTCAGATAACCTCTGAGTTCATTTTCTCTACCAGAAAGTTCTGCTCCAAGACTGCTGAGTTTTTCTATTAATGCCTTTTTGTATTCCTGTAACTTTGGAAGTTGACTTCTTTTAGCTCTGCCTTCCATGGTATCAGGAGCATTTGTCGCTTCGTTTATTCGATTTTCAATGCTGGCCAAATCTTTTAATTTATCGTCTATCTGACCTTTCAGTTCTTCTCTAGAGGATTGACCCGTTGCCGCTCCAAACAGTCCAGCTACACCTATGGCAGCCAATGCGGCTGCCGCGCTTCTTGGGTCTTTAGCATTGCCAGCGGCCAAACCGGCAGCAATCGCCATTAATATTTTTCCTTTATTTGCTGAAAAGAACTCAGTTAAAAGAAAACCAATGGCTTTACCTATTCCACCAAAACCATCAGCGAGGGTTCTAAATGCGGCTTTTGAGTAAGCTAATACTGCATCTGAAGTGGCAGCTATTCCTCTACCAACCAGGTCTATTTGTGGTCCAAAATTTTTAATAATTGTGGCGCTCATATTATTATAAATTTCACTGAATTTTTTCGTATCGAATTGTAGGTCCAATTTATCTGCCCACTGTTGTAAAACACTTTTTTCTGATTTAACATCTAAACCTAAAAATTCATAAATTTTTTCTTTTAATGGCTGAAAGTCTATTACTTTAGCCAATTCTTTGATAACATATCCACCAGCCATCAAAGCTATTATCCCAAGGATTGGTGAAACTCTCGCAATTGCACTCAATGCTCCCGTCACAACACTTCCACCAAAAGAAGCAATACTGCCCAATATACTTCCTATTCCACCAATGATGCCGGTTCCTGAAGATTTGGATGGTGAAGTTGATTCTTCTCTTCCTCTTTTTTTACCTAAAGAATCTATTGCTTGATTTCTGGTTTTCACATCATACCATAAAGCATCTTGTGATTGAGCCGCTTTACCTGCCATCGCTCTCGTCATTGTTGCTATGTTCTGGCGAGTGATATTCATATCTCTGGCCATCATGTTCATATTGAAAGTATTTTTAGCAACTACGCGAAGAAGTGCTTCTTGTCTCTCATTTGAAGAAATCAATTCACCTGTAGCCGCAGATTGTGCGGCCATTTGTGAATTGCTTGGTGTCGGCACCGCACCGGAAGAAAGAGCAGAGTACCCGCGACCAAAAGCTTTTTGTCCGGTCGCAGATAGCATTCCTTTTCCACCAAAGAAAATGTTTCTAACATCCATTCGTTCTCTTGCGCTCTTTAAAACGGCAGAACCCATGGAACTCAGAACACCTTTGCTCTTTAGTTCTTGCTTATAAACTGATGCGAATTTTGTTGCCATTATCGTTTTCTTCTAGCTAAATTTTGTTGTTTAATTTTCTCATTTTCTTGCTCAATATATTGTAGGAGCATAGTCACGTAAACGTTCCTCTCCCACGGCATCATTTCATTTAAATCACTAAGACTATATTTGTGGTGTTGCATCAATGCAAAGTTAGTCTGGAAATGATTGCTCAGATTATCATAACGAATGGTTAGGCGAAAAAACTTTGGATTCCTTCAACCTCAATAGCATCGGAATAACCACACTTACCACATTTAAAATCTATTTTCTTAGTTAACTTAGGAATATTTTCAAAAAAATTAGTTATATCACCAAATTGGTCTCTCGTTAAACTATCAATAAAATCTACAAGTTCTTCCCTTGGAGTATCTTTAGCATAATAAAGGCTCTCATCATCATAAATGTAATCGATTGAACTTAAAATGGTTTCAACAACAACATCTGAAGGACTAACCTTCTCTTTTGAAGTGAGTGTTTCAATGCTACCGAAAGTTGGATATTTCAAAACAAGTCCAAGTTTTGGTGTCAATTCAATCTTGTTTGACTCTTTTCCATTCAATTCAGGTTCAACCTCAAGTGCATTAAAACTCAATTTAACCACATGGTTGCACTTTCTGTTTTCTTCACCTTCATTAATATCATTATTGCATTTGTACTGTAAGTCGATGGTTTCACCAACTGACCTTGCTCTTAGGTGTAAAAACAAATATTCAAAGTCTAAGATAGGTAAATCATCAACATCTATCTTGGTAACCAAGCAATTTGTTATGATTTGCTTAATTGCTAAGATGACTGCATTTTCATCTTCAGCTTCAGCAGCCATCAACAAAATCTTTTCTTCTTTCACCAAAAACGGTCTAAACTTTACTTTCTTTTTCATTAATGGTAAAGTAATCTCGTATAATGGCACATCAATTTTAGGTAACATAATTTCTCCAAATTAAAAAATACTAAAAGGTCTTTTTATAAATTCATTCGCGGCAGCGGCAGTGCCTTTTATTTGTCCAGCTAAAATGTCTTTTACTGGAACACCAGAGATGGAACTGCCCAACAGCGCGGCTGTAGCGGCACCCAAATCATAACCACCTTGATAAATTGTTCTATGTCTCTTGTATGCAAATTGAATCGTCAATCTATGGAATCCGTCATCAGACCAACTCAGTGGTTGTGCTGAAATTGTTTTCGGAAAAGCATCAATTAACTCAACAGCATAAATTTGTTTGATGAAGTCATCATACTGAACAATCGTTATATTTGTTAGATACCTTGTTTCATTTCCTTTAGGATATCTAATATTATTTGTATCTGTAGGAACTATTGCTTCCAACCATTTATCGAAAAGCTTTCTTTCATAAAATTCATTGGTACATAGAAAGGTCAATGATGTATCTGTGTAGACTGCTTGATATGGAACTTCATAAGTCAAGTTGTAGATTTGTATAGGTTCGGTGTTCAATGATTTACCAGGCAACTCTGCGGCTTCACACTGCAATGCAAGATATCTGGAGATACTGGGATTAAAAGAACGGGTTTCACTTCCACCCAAAACACGGGTCGAAACGTCCGAAAACACAGAGTTAGGTAGATTCAATAGTCTCTCTAAGAATCCATTTTCCAGAAACTTGCTTATGTATTGTGGTATAGGTAAAATAACCTGAAAGCGGTTAGGTCTAGCTAGACCATCTTTCGCTTTAATGTTTGATAAAAATGACTGAGGTAAAAATGACATTAGAATTTCTTTCGTGAGTCTGACCAGACTTTGTTTGCTGAAGCTTTTTCGAATTGTTCTACAGGTAACAATGCGGCAATGTCCCACTCATCAGCAAATATTT